AAATTTTACAGAAAAGAATAACTATCTAGCAGATAATGCAGAGGAAATAAAACATACTTATTTGTCTACTTATAAGACTTGGATGTTTTCTAGTTTTAAAAATATCAAAGGGTTTGAAGACTTTTCTGAAGCTTGTTTTACTAATGGAACAACTCACACCTTCAGTCACTTCTATATTAGATATAAAGATAAAAGATTTAGAATCTTTAAGGGAGAATACTTTTTTCATCAAATGATGAAAGGTTTGTACTTTCAAAATCAATTTGCTTGGTTAGATGAAGATGTTCTTAGACCTGGTGATGCGGTAATAATAAGCGTTCCTTTTTCAGAGACAGGTAATGTGCCTGACTCCTTAGAATCCATACTTCAACAATGTGATGAACTTGAAATTCCTGTCTTATTGGACATGGCTTATTTGAATCTAGCGGTAGATTTAGAAATTGATTTAACTCACACTTGTATAAAATACATATCCTCCTCTCTATCAAAAGTGTTTCCTGTTGACGTTCATAGAATCGGAATTAGATTACAAAGACAAAAGGATGAAGATCAAGTATACGTCATAAATGAATACCATTACAATTACATTAATATATTATCTGCCTATTTAGGACTACACTTAATGAGTTCTTATTCGTCTAATTATTTATTTAATAAATATAGAGATTCTCAGCTTAAGTTATGTGAAAAACTTAACCTAACCCCAAGTTCTTGTGTTTATTTTGGGATTGATTTTAATAATCAATATCCTGAGTATAATAGAGGAGGTAACTCAAACAGACTTTCTTTTTCTCGTATTTGGGATGGAAGATGTTCTTTTGACTTCAACTAAAATAATCAAATGAAAAATGTTTACTTAGCACAATTTTCTACAGTCTCTGTTGGAAGATATTTTTTCTTTCCCTATTCTGTTGGTTTATTATGGTCATACGCACAAACTCAAGCGGAAATTGTAAAACAGTATCAGCTTAAAAAAATACTTTGGATTAAAAAACCAATAAATGAAATAGTTAATAATCTAGAAAAACCAGACATTGTTGGACTTTCAAATTATGTTTGGAACGTTAATTATAACAAAGAATTAGCAAAAGCGATAAAAAATGAGTTTCCATTTTGTAAAATTATTATGGGAGGACCCGCCATACCCGATGATGATGACTCTTATTTTGATGAAAATCCGTTTGTAGATTTTTGTATTCATACTGAAGGCGAAATCAATTTTTCAAAAATACTTTTAGAAATAAACAAGCCTAATCCTGATTTTACTAACTTTACAGGCATATCTTTTGTGAATAGCACTTGTAGTAAAAAATCCGAGAGAATTAAAGATATTAATGAAATACCGTCTCCTTATTTAGAAGGTCTTTTTGATGATATCGTAGAAGAAGCCTCTAATTTAGGATACACAGTAAATATGTTGTTAGAAACTAACAGAGGGTGTCCTTTTAAGTGTACCTTTTGTGACTGGGGAGGATTGACTTTTTCCAAGCTATACAATTTTAACATTGATAGAATAAAAAAAGAGATAGAATGGGCTGGAAAAAATAGAATAGAGCTTTTAAGTCTCGCTGATGCTAATTTTGGTATCTTTATCGATAGAGATATGGAAATTGCTCGTTTTGCTGTTGAGACTAAGCGTAAATATGGATACCCAAAACTTTTCGATACTTCTTGGACCAAGAATACTACTCCTAAAACAATAGAAATAGCTAAAACTCTTCTTAACGGTGGGATGTTTAGAAAGTTTATTATGAGTTTACAGACACTTAACACAGATGCGCTTAAAAACATTAAAAGAACAAATGTTAACGGCACTTTATTTAAGAGTCTGGTAGAGGATAGATCAGTAAGTACTGCTACTGAATTAATAGTTGGGCTTCCTGGAGAAACATTAGAATCATATAAAAATGGTGTTTGTTCTTTATTAGATATGAAAATTAAAATTATAACTAATCCGTTAACTCTATTTCCTAATTCTGAAATGAGTTCAGAAAGTTATCGCAATGAGTGGGAACTAAAAACAAAATTAGTTAAATCAACATGGTCTTCGCACGGTGTTGATGAGTGGGAAGAGTTAGTGATTTCAACTAAAAGTTATAGCTCTTCTGACTGGTCTGAGATGCTTTTATGGGGTTGGATTACAGTATTTTTAGACGGTTACTTCTGGACTGATTTAGTGTCTGCTAACTTTAACAAAAGAGATTGGCACGATTGGGCTTTTAAGTGGTTTTCTAAGAATGACTCAGTTCTGAAACCATTTTTAGAAAAATATAAAAATCACTTTGAAGAAGGAACATCATACGAGTTATGGGGAGGTGGAGTAGGCGTACTTGACCTAACAGTTAATGAAGCTATTTTACAAGATACTTCTTGGTCTCATACCTTAAAGAAATGTACACAAGAATTTTGTAATTTTTACAGCGTAGAAATGCCTAGTGACGAAGTTTTTGAAAAACAAAAAAATAATCATGTTGTATTAGAGGGTTATACTAGCTTATCAGAGCAACTTGTTTCTAATCGCTGGAATTACCTATCTAGAAGGTATGAACCATTATAAAAAATTACATAAGCATGGATACTTTAATTATCAAACGAGTTCTCGTCAAATAACATAAAGTATGTCATACTGTAAACGATTTTAGATCTGGAGTAGGTCTAGGCATTTAAACAGCTAATTAAGGCTTTATATGACTTGTTATAATGATTGGGATTCTCTATCGGAAATTATTATTGGAACTGCTGATTTTTGTTCAATACCAGACCCTAATATCAGCGTGCTCAAATGTCAGTTCCCAGAATATGAAGAATCTTATGTAAAAAAACACACGGGATATTACCCACAACAAATTATTGATGAACAAAATGAAGATCTAGAAACCTTAGCGACTACTTTAACCTCTTTAGGTATTACAGTTCATCGACCTGACACACAATATGCAACTACTGAATGCATTTCTCCACACTGGAGAGGAAAAAATTGGCACTACTACTCTCCCCGTGATTTAACCCTTATTGTAGGTAATAATATTATTGAAACTCCGTCTCCTATTTGGAATCGTCAATTTGAGACCTGGGCATATAGAAAAATATTTACTAAACTTTGGAATGAAGGATATAATTGGATAAAAGCTCCAGTACCAATTCTTAATGATGATAATTATAAAGAAAATGTTACAGGAGTTCCATCTCTTAATAATGAAGAAATTTTATTCGAAGCAGCTAATTGTGTAAGAGTAAACCAAGAGGTACTTTATCAAGTATCTAATACAGGAAATGAAAATGGAGCTGTGTGGTTGCAACGAGTTTTAGGAGATAATTATCAAGTTCACTCTACTACTAATTTATACTCTTACGCTCATTTAGATTCAACAATTGTTCCCCTTAGAGAAGGACTTGTTTTATACAACGGTGCACGAGTGTCTCCAGACAACGAACCTACGATGTTCAAAGATTGGGAGAAGATTTGGATCACCGAATGTGTGAGTCCCACAACTGCCCCCTTTAATTTACCTTGGGGAGCTAGTGAGTGGATTGGAATGAATTTACTATCTATATCCCCGACACTTGCTATTGTAGATCGAAAACAGCGCGAAATACATGAGAAACTAAATGCTCATGGAATTGAAACTATACCTTTGGAACTTCGTCACGACCGTTTGTTGGCTGGCGGATTTCACTGTGTTACTTTAGACTTACGAAGAAGAGACAAAAATAATGAAAGAAATTAATCCAGTACTATTAAAACATTTTGATAACAATACTCTTGAGTATGACTTAGAAAAATATAATTTTCCTGCTTTGATACTTGAATTTTTACAAAGTCAGTATCCTTCAATTAAATCATTAGACACGATTCATGAAGTGGTTGAGCCAGCTGATTTATGGAAGATTACTACTGCAGTACAAAACCACTTTAATTCTAATTTTTGGGGGAATCTGTTTGACGATTTTATCGAAGAATATATTGAGCCACTTCTAGGTAGTGATGAATGGTTGGTTAAAAGATACCCAACTCTCAATTTAAACGTACCAAACCAAGTAAAATTAGGAAGATTATTAAATTTTCATAAAGGCACTAGCGTAGGTAACGGAAGAGGTATGGGGACTATTTGGATTCCTTTTACAAAAACTTTTGAAACTAACTCAATGTACGTATTAGAACATCAAAAATCTAATGAACTTTGGGAGGGGTGTATAACAGAAAAATGGGATCAAACAAAATTTGAATCAGAGTGCTTAAAGCATGGGTGGCCTGTAATACTTAACCCAGGAAAAGCTCATTTATTCCACCAAGACATTATTCATGGAAATGTAAATAACGATACTGGTAAGACGCGACTAGCTATAGATTGGCACGTACTATTAAAAGGAACAGAATATAATAGTAGACTTCCTGGCGGATTTTTTAGGAAAAAAGGAGATTATAGTCAAAAGTTTACAAAAAAAGACTATAAAGTATTATATGCAGGACAAAATACCTCTTATGATAAATATTTCTGGCTTAATTATCAAACCCCCTGTCTTTTAGACTTTTGTGAAAAACATGAGATTACATATAATTTTAGGTCAGTCGAAAACGAAAAACTAGTGCACGCACCTGTTTTAGAAGATCTTATAAGACTAAAAAATGATATTGTTATGTTAAGTATTCACAGCTTACCTGAAGAGGAAGAAAGAAGAGAATATTTACTAAGATTTGCTTTAAAAAATAAAATTACTATTCTATTTGCAAATGAATATATTGAAATGTCAGACGAAGAGTCATTACAAAAAGTTCTCTTTTACTGTAATTTTGGAGTTCGTGGGGACTTATAAAATTTAATGCATTTCACACATACTAGACTGAGTTATAGTCAGTTGTCTAATCCTTAAGGTAAATAAATAGCTAATAAAAATAAAGCTAAAGGTTCAGCATATGAACAAAAAATTGCAACTAGACTAAGCTCAGAGTTTGGTGTTGAATTCAGGAGAGTTCCATTGTCAGGGGCTATAGATTATCTTAAAGGAGATATATGGACACCTCATGATACTGCTTGGTGGCCTTATGCTGTAG